AGAGGGTGAGTAGTAAGCAATCGTCAGATACTTTTTACAGATATCAAGCTCAAGAGCTTCCTCAACTGTCAGCTCTTGTTTTTGTACTTTGTTTCCGTCCTTATCTTTGTGATCTGCCTGATTGTCAATATCGACAATAATTAAGCCTGCTTTTATTACACCCGTTCTATTTGCTTTACGTTTGCCTTCGTGAAGGTGCCAGGCGCAGAGACCACTCTTCTGCTTTAAGTGAGCTGCCAGCTCCCCCGTGGAAGCCTCAAGAGCTTCCCAGTTCTCGTTGAAAGCGGTGAAGTTACCTTTTGCTTCAATCTTGCCCGTAATCGCATCGACGTGCTTAGCGACTACAGAGTTGACTGAGCAGATGAACTTCATGGAACTCACGGAGTGACGTGTATTATGGCGCTGGTGCGCAAAAAAGCCAAGGCTGCAAATCTAAAAAGATTATGGAGCGCCCGCCCTTCCTTTCCCCTGGGTTCAGTTATTTTGTCACTAACCTTCCCTAAGGTAAAGCGTTCTGATTGTCGTAATACTGTTTTACGACTTCAAACCAACTTGCCTCATCTTTCTCTACATCTTCCTCGTTAAAGGTGAATATTTGAGTGTTGAACTCTTTGATCGCTGTGGTAACAATGATCTGAGTCTTTTTAATTTTAATTCCGAGGCAGGCTTCTGCCGCAGCTTTATAAGCGGCCAGCTGTAGTCTTGTCTTCTTCGTTTTAAACACTCCGGAGATGAGTGCTTTCTTGGTTTTTTCGTCGAGATTCTGATCCTTCTTGGGGAACCTGGCTGAGTAGGGACCGTTGCTAGTTTTAAAGTCGGCAAGGATTATGTCTGCGTTTCGATCCATGTAGATGAGGTCGCAGCAGCCTGCATACCCGTGACCGGTTTCGGGGTCGTAATAGTGAATCCTGCCTACTCCGTCGTCACCGACGTACTTTGACCAGGCTGGTTGGTTGAACGGTTGTTCTGACCAAAGAACTCTTCCTCCCTCGAGGAGATTATCTAAGAGTTCAGGCATCCCCTCCCAGTAGAGACGGTACATCTCTGGCGGAACGACCCTAAGTCCTCGAAGATAGTTTTCCACACTGTTGTGGATCCAGGTCCCTCGTTCGGCTGCTTGTTCAGCACCACCAGGATTCATCTTGTTCCAGTGAGCAAGTTTTTTCCGCGTGGCTTCTGATTGCGTCGCGCTAAGTATTGACGTTACCGACGGAAGTGGCTTAGGTACACCATTACAAACGTAATGTCGTAGTCCGTTTACAGTTACTCTAGTGTCAGACACTTCTTTATAAGTCAGAAAATTCCGGTCATTCCGTTTGGACCCGGCTTCTCTTCGTCGTCCTCAGTCTCCAAGAAGAACTCCTGCTTTTGATACTGATACTCACGATTTCTCTGATCTAGCTCAGACATCAAGCAAAGTGATGCTGAGAATGCCTCGAGCACAATCTCCGCACACTCTTCAGATCCTCGAGCCTTACCTTGGTAGTCAACACATTCCGTCAGCAGCTGGTTTCCTGCCATCAGACCGGTGATTTTGTCCAGCTTGACGTTCTGCTCTTTGAGCAGCTCGCTTATCTGATCAAGCTTGTGAAGGAGCTGCTTGCTCACGGGGCTAAGATTTTTGGTTGCTGCCAGCCTACTTCGTATTCAATAGTTGTATTAGTAGGTGCTGCTCCCAATGGAAAGAACACAAACCACGCAGACGTCACAGAGTCTTTTAGTTGTTTGTTGTCCGCACGAAATGACGGGCGAGGACTGAGAATCTTTAGGTTTACAAGATTACTTTCTTTAAGAAAAGACTCTCGCTTCCGCGTGGGCTCTAGCAGGGACAACCGATCGAGCACGATCACACCGTGTCGTGTCACGTCTAGACCGTACTCAAGTATCCAGTTTGTCTTATCGCCTAACCCCTGAGTGATCGCAATAACCCAGTCAAACCTGCCTCTCTGAGCTTCCCACCATTCGGGGTCTTCGATATTGTCGGGGTGTTCGTTCGTAGTAATACTGTCGACATTGTACTTTTCTACTTGTTTTTTGAGGCCTCCTGTGAAATCTGAAGGAAGTAAAATGTTTCCATAGCAGAGGCCCGACTTCCCGATAGGGTCGAAAACAAATTTAGGGACTTGATAGAAGGACATGGCAGAGAGGGATGTGGTTGAGACGCTGAGGAGTTACATGACTCTTGAGCAAGATTTTGCGCTTCGTAGGTTCCAGGACTCTTTAGCTAAACTTGAGACCAAAGAAACGGCTGAGGCGCTCAGCATAGTCTACGCCAACTATTTAATTCGGGGTGCTTTGCTTGAAAACATCGTCAAGTGGTGCATCACGAATGATGTCGAGCTTCCTTGCTTCGGCGACCTGATCAACATGTAACCAAAAAAAAGAGAGGCTGTCGCCTCCCCGTGGGTGCGGTTGCAAGGAGATCAGAACTCTAACCCAGCGGCTTTGAGGGCAGCTTTTTGGTCGTCGGTCAGCTCCTTGGGAGCGCTCTTCTTGTCTGCAGAGGGAGGCTCTGCCTTGGCTTTCTTAGGATCGCCTGCCGTGGGAGGGAGAGACTGGAGAGAAGCAGGAGCCTCTCCTTCAAGACGCTTCGGGTTGGCTTCCATGAAGGAAGCCTTTAGCGCCGCGTGATCCTGTCCCAGAGGAAGCTCAACCAGATTCGCACCGGGGATATGAGAACGAAGTGCAGCTGATACCAGCTCTCCTCCATCCGACTCCAGCCAGTTCGAGATGTCTTCAATGAGTTTCTTCTCGTCGTCGCTTTGTGCGGGGCGATCTTTAAATTCAAGAGCGTTGTAATTGATCTTGGCACCGTCAGCACCCGTCACAGGGTCCCTTTCAGTGAAAGATTTTTGCACGAACTTGGTGCTGGTGATCACCTCACCAACATTGATACGGTTGTTGTAGAGCGTCTGGAAGAACGAAATAAAGTTCTTCTGGCTCGATTTACCGCTAATGATGCTCGTGCAAACGCAGCGTGGAGGAAGAAGACGGTGAGAAGGTGTAACACCGATGTAACTAATACGAATAAACTCCTCATGCGAGCGCATGCCAAGGTTGCCAAAAAACGGCGTGAACCCAAGTAGGACAAACTCGATGGGGACACCATTGTCGTTGCTGTCCACGATGGCCGCGTCAGGATCAGTGTCGGACTTCCAACGACGCGCTTGAAGATCGATGCGGAGCGTGTGCGGCGGTACTTGGCAGAGAATTTCATCAGCCGAAAATTTGCCTGCGATAAAAACCATGACGAATCAGAGCGAAAAATCCAGAGAACCGAGAGCGGCAGTCGAAACGCGACCCTTTTCGGGGTCGGCAGCTTTTTTTGGTGCGGAGCGCTGAGTCCGTGGTAGGTAGACGATCTTTTCTACTCCGTAGTTGATGAACTTCTTCTCCTCTTTCTCCGAGGTGCTGACCCGACCGACAGCAATAGTCGGTGTTCCGGGTGGAAGTTCTGCGAGCTGACCGGAGAGTTCGTTCCAGCAGCTCAGTTTCATCCAAGAAGTCTCTTGTTCTTCCTCGCGCCAGGCGATAGACCTGTTGGTAACAGTGGCGTCCCCGAGTTGAGTTTCCTCTGCTTTGGGTCCGAGACCACCAGTGGCCAGAAAGATATTGACGGCGAGCAAGTCATCCCAGTTGTCCTTACGGACGATCAGGATCGGTTGCATCTTTAGAATTCCGTCGGGGTCTGACTTAGTAGGTCCGATCGCAAGGAAGGTCTCGTTTTCTTTAAGTTCTTTCAGAAGCTTTCCCACATAGTGGTCTGCTTTCTGCACGAGAGAGATCTTCGTTGTCGTCTTCTTGTCACTCGAGGGCAGTGCAACCGCATTGACGTTCACAGTGCCTTCATCTTCGAGCGGTTCATCTTTAACTTTGAGTCCAAGAATGAAAACGTTCATGTTTGAGGATTCGGTATACCGTTGAAGTGTGGACTTTAAGCGCCTTGGCGATCTCTTTGACAGGGACGCCTTGGCTAGCGAAGGCTAAGGCTAAATCCTTGTCGGCGCCAGTGGTTTTGGACGCCTTCATGTTCTTGTAAGAAT